CTGCTGCTGACATATCAAGAGTAAGGGCATTAAAAAACGAGCCACCATCGTTACCCCTAAAAATAATATCTTTATCTTGCACAATACTAATAAGCTGAACATCTGTAGAATCAGATTTTAATTGTGCCCATTCAGTTCCAGCATCTTTAAATTGTACTATTCCCCCGTCAACATCAATTACTAGTTGACTAGCTGAATCTAATGTCATAGTTCCACTTGATAAAGCTAATGTAGTTCCATCTAGTGTAAAATTATCCACTACAACACCTGCGTTTGCGGTTACTGTGCCGTTAAAAGTGGCTGCACCTGCATTTGACATGTCAAGAACTAAAGCTGTTATATTTGTGCTACCATCAACTCCTTCAAATCTTATATCTGCATCTCCAGTATTAGTTTTTAAATTTAAAGTACCATCTGTATTGTTAAATCTTATTGTATTTGTTCCATTATCATTAAAGAAAATATCACCACCATCTGCATCTAAATAGATATCACCACCTACATCTACAGTTAAATCACCTGCATCTGAAATAGTAGAACCATTAATAGTTATATCATCTACTGTAAGTGTTGTAAGAGTTCCAAGACTTGTAACATTTGGTTGAGCTGCTGTACCAAGAGTACCTGTTATTGCACCTGTAACATTTAAAGTAGAAGCCATATCTACAGCACCATCTATATCTACTACATCAAGGTTGGTAGTACCATCTACGTCTATATCGCCTGAAATATCTAAGGCTGTGCCAATTAAAGTTTGTGAAAAAGTTACTTGCCCGTTTGAAGCAATAGTCATAGCGTCTACATCTGAAGCAGAACCTATTGTCTTACCATCACCTATAATTAGATCGTCTGTAAGAGTAACAATTCCTGTAACTCCTAAAGTACCGCCTATAGTAGCGTTACCGCTTGCACTCAAAACATCTATTGTGGTAGTACCAGCTAAGTTTAAATCAGTAAAGGCATCAACCATAGCTGCACCAGAACCAGCACCGTCTGAGTAAATAGCTTTTACATGACCAGCAGGTATGGTTACGCTAGCACCACTGCCTTGAGAAATAATTATATTTTGTGATCCGCTAGTGCCGTTTTCTATAAACCAAAGTTTAGATACGGTATTTGGGCCAATAGTAATAGTACAAGCTGAATCAAGCGTACCTGTGTATTTTAAATAAATAGATCTGCCTGGATCAGTAGAACCGTCTGCTATTGTTGTAGTGTGTGTGTCAGCATTTGTGGTGATTGCCTCAGTACCAAAGCTAAAAGCTTCACCAATAAGCTCTAAATTAGTATTTGTAGATGTTCCCCAAGTACCTGACTCGTCACCTGTCGCTATTTCTTTTAACCTTAAATCATTTACATAAGTTGCCATATTTTATGCTACCTCTTCCCAATCTGGGGTTTGTGTTTCATTAATTTCAGCAAAGGATGAACTTTGATCAGTATTTATATTAGCATAATTTTTGTCCTGTGTTTTATTAATTTCAGTAAAGGAAGAACTTTGATCAGAATCAATATTATTAAAATTTCTAGTTTGTGTATCATCTATCAAGCCCCAAACTAAAACATCTGTAACTAAACCGTTTGCCTCTACACCATTTGGGTTTACATTTGCCTTAGCCAAAATAGATACATTTCCAACTGATCCTGTAGAAGAAACACCATTTACAGATACCTGTATTCCTAGTGCAACACTTATATTTCCTAATGCACTTGTACCTGCAACTCCAGATGGTAAAACGTTTGCCTTTCCAGTAAGTGTTACATTTCCTATAGATCCAGTAGCCGATACCCCAGATGGACTTGCATTTGCTTTTGCTATTGTTGTAATGCTGCCTAGAGCAGATGTAGCTGAAACTCCTGTGACAGTAACAACAGCGTTATGATGAATAATTACAGAACCTACACTACCTGTAGCACTTAGTCCTGCAACAGGAACATTTGCCTCTCCATCAACATCTACTGATACCCCACCTAAAGTTGCTACTGCTGTGGGTAGAACCGCTACCGCATCCCCATTAACCCCAACGCCAGATACGGCTCCTGTAGCTGATTGTCCTGCTGGTGTTACATTAGCTTGTGCTACTACAGAAATAGTGCCTAACGCACTTGTAGCTGCTAATCCTGTAAGAGTAACTGGTATAGGCTCGCCCCAAGGGCCCTCATCCCAGGTACCACGACCCCAACCAGTAATATTAGCCATATTAGGCTAGACTAAGCTATTCTTATAATAGCTGTACTGGCTGCTGCTGCTGGAAAAACTACGGTAAAATCACCTGCGGTAGATGTTTTATCTCCACCAAAGTCAATTGTTGCTACTGATTTATTACTATCAGTTGAATTATAAATCATACAACCTCTAGCTGTAATTGTAGCCGTACCAAAAGTTAAATCAGCAAAATCAGTAAAACCTGTCGTGCCACTTGAGGTGGGATCAACTCTTGTTAAATTATTTCCGCCAGATGTATAGTTTGTGCCACTTGCTTGTCCTGTTGTAGTAAAAGCTGTGGTAGTAGCACCAAGGGTAGCCGAGCTTGTATATAAAGCTAATTTAAAAGTGTCCCCGCCTGAGTTTTTAAAGTTGTGCACCGCTTCAAGAAGCTCTTTCTTAAAACTTGTGGTTAATGTTGATGAAATAGCCATATCAAATCCTTTTTATTATATCTGCCAACTCTGTATCTCCAGACTTTACAAAATCTTGTATCAAAGTAGCTTTATAAGATTTTATAGCATTTTTAATATAAATCAAACAAACCTTGTATATCATATCTTTATAAGCTTTAGCTTGTTCTTGTATATAAGGATCCTCGCTATTACTGTTGCTTACTATTTTTTCTGTTAATCTTTCTGCCCAAAACTCTGGCGGATGTCCACCATAATTAGATGTCTTAGCTTCAATAAGGCCTAATCCAGGCATACCTGCTGGTGTTACTTCGCTTACCATTTATCTGGCTCTGGAGGATTCAAATGTGAATCGTGCCTATCTATCAAAACAGGTTCTTGTGTTTTTTTAACTATTTCTAAATTATCAATTCTTTCTAACTTAATACCATCTTCACTAACTAATATAATATATGGATTTTTAAGCCTATGATAACCATATAATTTTTGTTCTGCAGGGACATCTGTATCTAATAAACCAGATGTATGTGCTACTTCAACTTGCATACCTGCAGATATACATTTACTTAACCAAAATTCAACACATGCCCTACCAGATTCAGCAAAATGTAAATTACCTTTGTATGAAAAATCAACACCAAACATTTTTAAATTAGCAACCTCATTCCAATATGCAAAGGCTACTGCGTATGCAACCGTGTTGTTAAGATAGTGGCAATTAGAATATTGCACAACCTCTTCTAAAGGATACTCTACTAGACCTGGGCAGCGATCATCTAATTCACACGTGTATATAGGGCCTTCATGTTCTTGTAACATATCAGCCATGCTCTGCGTTTGGCCACCTGCGTCCTCTGTATCCAAAAACCTAGAAGCTGGATCCATCATAAATACCCTATCGTGGTAGATTACTGATGCTACACCATTAATGGCCCACACTTCATCAAAGTGTACTCCGTGTGATTTTGCTAGATTATAATCAAACCAGCTTTTACCCATACCGACTATAGCAACTGATTTGCCCTTAAGACTTTCTATTTGTTTCATTTATTTTAAGATACCGTTGTCCTCAAAGAATCATAACGGTATTCATCTCTCCTTCCGCGAGCTTCAGCAAGGTTTTTCAACCTAGATATTTCATTTGCAAAGCGTTGCTCGTATTGCTGTGTCAAATCGTTTTCACCTTTCATAAATATGTATGCTTCAACTAAACTACCGTAAAGCAAAGCATTACGTGCGTTATTAGAAACCCAAGTCCCTGTAGTGTCTGTCACTAAAGAGTTTGGTTTAAATAAATAATGCAGTTCTACATTATAATCTGCATCAGGTACAGGGCTTACAATAAGCGTAGAGCCGTTATTTGATGCAGTTGATAAATCTTTATCAAAATCAGCGTAGTATAGCGGTAAGCCCCTCAAAGAAGAGTCTGTTGGATCTTCTATATATTCACGCATGAAAGTGACGTGTTTTTTATCTAAGTAATGATAATCACCACCAGAATCTATAACTGCCAAAGAAAAACTTGTTTGATAATCAGTTGGTGCTGTTAAATATGTATTACCAGTTGTTAGAGTACCTGTAACATTCTTTCTAAAATAATCAAATTGTATTAATTCGAATATTCTTTCTTCTGCATTTTTTATAAAGTCATCTAATGAATTTACAAAAGTCGTCTCAGTATTCTCTGTATAGTTCTGTATTAATGTTTTTAATTCAGCTAATGTCATGATGTAACTATTGTAACCGTACCAAGGGTGCCTGTCATTTTTTCTACCGTAAAGTTACTACCTAAAGTTGATGGATTTAAGGTGCTGTATTTGAATATATCGTTACTTGTAACGACTACAAAGCCTTCGCCTACTTCGTTATCGTTATTAGGTCTAGGCCTATATAATGCCTCTGGATCTGCTTTTGCTCGTAATGGTTCAAGCTGTGGATGTTTTGGTTCATAACAGCTATTACAAACTTTAAGACCATTCCATTCTTCTCTTAATTCTAATAGTTTGTATTCAAACCCACATCTATCACATAAAGCTTTAGCAAATTTACCAGTAGCGTAAGCCATTACATTAACCTAATACGCGGTCTGATGTTAAAAGAAGCTCTATCTTCATCTTGATCTGCTGCTCTTCTAAATTCTTCTTCGTATATTGCTTTTAGTTGTGCTGTTCTTTCTGGTGCTCTTTTCAACGATATATAATAGGCCAGGCCAGCTGCAAAACAAGGAAAAAACCTAAAAGGCATATCCATAGTGTTTGTAGGCTTATCAGCGTCATCCATTCTTACAATTTTATTAAATACTAAAATATCAGTAGAGTTTTCTGGTGCTGGCCATATTTTTAAGGCAGGAGTAGCTAGTTTATCCAAAAAGAACTGTGAAGGCCTAGCTTTTGTGGTTTTATTAGGAATATTAATATATTCAGACCTACTGATCCTATTCATACTAATATCTGTTTGAGTTTGGTTAACTGTTCTACGTAGAACAACGTCAAGTAAATCAATTACATTTGAATTTAAAGAATAACTTGTAGTGCCTTCAGTAACGGTTTGCGTGCCTTCTTCTATTGTCCACTGGTTTAAGCCTCTGTTTGCCCATTCAGCTAACATTAGATTTATAGATCTACGTGCTGTTTTTAGATCGTAGCCCGTTCTAAGTTCTAAGCCGCATCTTTCAAAAGCTTCTTCAACAAACTCAGCTACGTTCGGCTCAAAGTCTGTACTACTTGAGGTAGCCATTATTTTTTCTTCTTAGGCTTTTGTAAAGATTTCTCTATTTGTTTTGCTTGTTTAGCATGTAACCTAGAGGCTCCTTTTAGTTCTTTTATTAGTTTTCTTTTTGCTGCTACGCTTAATTCTGCCATAATTAATCCTCGTATAAATTATCAAAAGTTATTGACGGATCAAGATAACTTTCGTGTCCCTCTGCTGAGTGTTTCCACTGCGAAGGTTTAAACTGTGGCGGCCCCTCACCTGTTACCCATAAGGCAGGGCTAGTAGCCCTAACTCTGTTATTGGGTAAAGCAACTAAGTTACCTTTCCATTCACAGTCCTCAGTTATATATAATACATGACTTTGTTTGTGTTGTGCAGGATCATCTGCAATATCTGTATTTGTATAATCTACAGTAAAAAGATATTTAGCTTGATAGAAACCACCATCTATCTTAGCAATCCAAGGTGATGAGCTAACTCTATCCATAACAGTTACTGCATGATCTCTTGCCTCACAGTCCCAAGGTTGTGCTAAATGATCCTCCATAGGATTTGGAAACTCTTCCATAGGTATGTCTGCTACAAGACCTTGTATTGGCATCCGAGCCCACATAGCTCCGCCATGTATATTGCCCTCATCCCAGTCTTCACAATTTGATTCTTCTCCTGTAAAAACTACTTGAAAGCTAAGTGATCTGTCTGGGATTGTATTAACTGCTATGGCTAGAGCATGTAAATACTCTTCATGATAATCCTCATGATTGTGTGTGAACTCTCTCCTAACCCAACATTTAAAATGTGGGATATTACTAATTAAATATGGCACTATCTCAAACGGTTTCTTCTTCTATTTGCGTTGCCTGCCATCATAACTGATCCACCCTTTGATTT